GTTGAATTGTTCGTCAAGATCTTTGAGTACGCCTTTTACATCTCCAGCCGCTCCCTTGATGTCTTTGTATAATTGACAACCCTTTTTAATGGCTTGAACTGCGCCATTAGCAAGGGCAAACAATGTTAATGGATCCATTTCCCAAAGCCCCTTATTTATTATTTAAGGGCCAGAGTGGAAAATTATCTAATACGTGTTAATATTTCATCGTAAAATGTGTCTAGCTCGCCGCCAAATGCACCCAGCAGGTGCTCGCCGGCGTCTTGACACAGTTGATAATTTTTTTCATTATATGCAGTGATAAATGTTTCGTGTAATTTTTTATAACGTTCCAACGTGGCAAAACCACTCAAACTAATTTTTTCTGCAGGCACAACACAGTAGCCAGTCACTGGACCAAATCCTGCCACTTCTATTGTTTCCAATTGCAGTATGGTGTGCGTGTTCTTTAGTTTTTCTGCTGCTTCTTGATTCCAAATAATTTGCATACTATTTCTTTTCAAATCTTGGCTTTATTTCCAAAGCACAAAAAATTGTTTGCACTGCTTCAGCTTGACTCACACAATCTTCTAGGGCATTGTGTAAGCCTTCTTTGTTTTTCTCTCTAGGATCGCCATGTACCTTGAACAGAGTACGACTGTCTGCAATTTGCCAGTACTGCCAATTGGGAGTCATGTCATACTGTTTGTACAAATGTTCCAAAATACCAATATCAAACACTGTGCCCTGGGCCCAAATGTTGTTGACTCCTACTAGAAATCGGTTCAGTTCTTGTAACATCTGAGTCACAGGAATACGTCCTTCTGTGCCTAGTGCTTCTTCTCTTACCGCTTCGGCTTGCGCACTCCACCACTCCATGGTGTCCTCGCGAACAATACGCCCACGAGTAATTTGTTCATCCACGTCAGGCTTGCAGTAAATTCCCGCCGCCACATCTTCTCGAGTATAGGGATTGAATTTAACTGCGCCCAAGGTTAATACAACACAGTCCGGGCAGGTACCAAGTGTTTCTATGTCAAGCATTACGTCCATAATAGTATTATATATTGATTTGTGTTGTGTGTCAAGCTATACCAAGTATTTTTTACCAAATACTTTTTTGACGCCTAGTGTGATATTGCTGTTGCGTGATTTTACCAAATACTCCGGCGAGATAGATTCAAAGTACTGTTTCAAATTCCAACGCCAAGATTTGACAAATTCGGGATTGTAGTGATAGATCCAGTCTTCACTTTTGTAAATCAAGGTGCCCACTTGTTTGTCAACTTGAAATGTGTCAGGATTGTAATCGGGATAACAGGCATTGGAATACAAGCGTCTATACTTGTTGGCTCGACTTATGTCCTCTAGTCCGGTGTGTTGATACTCCAATAGATATTCTTTAAGACAGTGTGCTTGTAAAATTGGTATTGTGGGATAGTCGGGCGTCCAATAAAAGAATTCAGCAGTTCGATCAGGATCCAAACTGTCCAAATTAATTGTGTCACTGAAGTAGGCATAAAACTCCCCGCCACTCCACTCATAGTCTATTTTGTCACATCCAAGCACTATGCATGAATTTGTGAGATGTCGTTCATTGGCAAGGTCGTTCTCGGTTCTAGTGACGAACTTGACAAAGGTTCCCATGTTTTGATAACGATTCATTCTCAGTACTGCTTCTTCTTGAAGTGGCACTTGAAACTGTTTGCTATAGTCTAGGATGGTGATTTTTGTACGCGGATATGTTTTCTTTATATGTTCTAGTACAGGCAGTACTGCATATTCATATTCGCTACCTATATTGGTTTCATTGAGGTTTGTGGCATCGGCTGCTTTGTATTTTCTCTCGGCAAACGCCCAACGAAATAGTACTTCGTCAACGTGTATGTTGTTTGAAAAGAAACTGTGCAACATGGTCCAAGAATCTTGTCCACCACTAAAGTGCAAGGTTATGTAGTCGTAACGGTCACGTAGTTGTTGTGCACGTTCGCGATACAGTTCGGGCAGTGTGCCCTTTGGACGTTGGCGCCAGTCAAACTTGGAATACACATCATCATGAAAGTACCACGTGATGTCTTGCTTGGTCTCGGTGGCATATTGCAACGCCTGAGGTTTATTGACAAAAAGTTGATCACCTACACGGTAACAACCATGTATGTTATTTAAGATACTCATTCCAAAACTTCAATTCTGTGTTGTAAAACTCAAGGGTCTGTTTGGGCGATAGGTTGGCGGCTTGGCAGTAGTCGGTGTTGTACACATTGTCCACACGATTGGCTGTGGTGAGTATTTGTGTTATCTCGTCAACATCATCATCAGCACGAGCAAGTATATAGTAGTTGCTCACTAAGTTTTCAAATCCTGTCACGTGCTGACTGTGAAATGTTCGGAAATAGGGATTGTCCTTTACTCCACTTGCACCTATGTTGAACAATTTGTTTTCCTGTATCCAGGGCACTGCACTGCTGGCCAAGTCCACGTTTAGGTCCAACACATCACTGAGCACATCCAGTGTGGGTCGACTGGTGTTGTTGTAGTTCACTATGGTCAACACAGTGTTGGGCAACAGTCTTTGCAGTTGGCGTGCTATCAGTTCAGTGGGATGTCCTGCAATGACCCCGATACTGAGATAGCGTTGTTGTTGCAGTTCGACAAGGTTATGATAGCGTTTGCTCACCACTGCATACGGCAATCCGGTACATTCCAACAACACCGGTTTGAAGTCCTGTACACGATAGCTTTCATTGGGATAAAAAATTGGACGTAAAAAGAAACTGCTGGGAGTGCTCAACAACTTGTTGTCATTGTGCAATACTGTTTGTGCCGCAATAACTCCGCCGGCGCCGGGTCGACTTTCCAACGTAAACACATAGTGTGATTGTATTCGGTTGGCTTGGTCTTCAATTATTCTCACATAGTTGGCCTGTGTTCCAGCAGGATTAAATGGCCATACTATGCCAATGGTTGTGGCTATACTATTGGTTGTGGCCAGTAACGCAACGCATATCCAACGTTTCATTTTTGAGTCAATAAGGTCTGACTCTCAGCAGCCACTACACGTTTACGCAGACTGCTGGAACTGAAACTGTGACTGCGTTCGTTAAACACCAGCTCGATGCCACGCATGCCACATTCTTCTCGACCAGTAAAATCTTGATTTCTATATTCTTCGCCCAGGATACGCACATCCACTGGCAGTATTAGTAACAGATCGCACAAGTCTGCTTCTGTAGTATAAACCACAACTTCATCCACATAGCGACATGCTGCAAGTTGTATTTGTCGTTCCACAATGCTCTGTATGGGAGGATTTTTACTGTCTGGACGGTCAATTGACGCATCAGTTTGCAATCCAGCAATTAAATAATCGCAATGGTTCTTGGCTTCGGCTAGCATGGCAATATGTCCGGCATGTAGCATGTCGAACTGACTAAAGGTGATGCCGATCTTTTTGCCATCGGCTTTTAATTTTTTAACGTGATTGAATATCATGTGTGTTGCTCGAGTTTGATCTGTAGCGGAAAGCCGTTTTGTCGAGCCAAGATAGCGACTTCGGCTCCTTTTTGTTCGGCAATTTCGTATGGCAACACTGCCACCACTGCTGAGCCTTCTTCGTGTATTCTCATAGTAAGTGCTTCAGCACCTTCTTTCTCGTAATCAAATATGATCTTTAGTGTTTCGATTACAAATTCTTGTGTGGTGACATCGTCGTTGATGTATATCACACAAAATTTTGGCGGCTCGGCTATGTTGTCTTTGGGTAGAATTCTAGGGCGAACCACGGTTTCGGTTTTACTCATTAGTTTTTCAGTCATAATATAAGGGGTATAATTGTATACCCCTTATTGTACAAGAATTGCTGTTACTTAGCAAATGTTATGGCAATCTTTTTAGGTTTTTGCTCGTCGGGAATTACCTGTTCAAGAGCAATAGCCAAAATACCATTTCGAACTGTGGCACCACGCACTTCGATGTGCTCGGCTAGTGGGAAGGTGCGAACAAAGTTTCTAGTACTGATACCTTTGTGCAAGTACTCGATTTCAGTGTCGGGTTTGGTTTGCTCGCCCTTGACTGTGAGTACATTTTCTTTTAGTTCTACATCAATTTCCTTTTCATTGAATCCGGCTACTGCCAGTTCAATCACATAGTGTGTGTCGTCAAGTTTGACCACATTGTGTGGGGGATAGTTGCCATCTGCGCGACTATTGGCAAATGTACGATTGAGTTCGTCAAACATGCGATCAAAGCCAATGGTTTGGCGATGAATTTGATTAACGAATGCGGGTAGATCTAAAGAACGAATTTCTAGTGTTTGTGTCATGTTTTTCTCCTATTAAGCAAGTTTATGACTATTAAAAGTAGACCCGACCATCGGCATCTACACAGTATTTATTATATACTAC